CCCTCGGCATTCGACGCGCCGGCGAACTTGTGAAGTGGTTGCAACTCAAACACCCGCTAACATGCGGACTAAAATAATTGGTGAAAATCCATACCCATCACCTAGATTTACGGCGCGTCAAAGGCGTAAGCAAATAATACAGTATCAACTTTCCGAAGTTACCCTGTAAATGGTGAAAATCCATACCCGTAAATCTTTCAAAACATTATAAAACATCCCGCCTAAAGCGGGATGTTTTCTTTTTCTTCATTTTTCAACTCTTCGGAACTCTGTTCCTCCTCGGCGGGTTGCTTCGCCTTCTTCTCCGCCTCGGCTCTCAATCGCTCATCGGCTTCATCCTCAAACTCGTTCAATTGCTCCACCGTGCGCGGCGGCAATTCATTTACGGCGCGGAACTCATTCAGATCAAACGCATCCTCCGGCGCGCCGCCTGTTACTGTGCTTGCGCCTTGCGCCATGACGAGGGCACGATCCGCTTTTTCCTTCAACGTCTCAGGGTAGACATCCTGCCATGCGAACGAGAACTTCCCCGATTGAGGCGGCTTCAAAATCTTGTGCTGGATACACCAAGTAATAAACGGCTTCAACGAAACCGGCTCGGATTGATTCGTCCGCTCGCTAGTCGTGCGGGAATTCCATTCCCGCATATCCTGACTCGACGCCAATTCCCCGCGCTCCGATCCTAATAATTTTCTCTGCGGGACTCCCTTCGATCCTGATAAATCCTCGATCAAGACATCGAACATACTGCGAATGTCTACCGTCTGGATTCCGAGATCGTGAACGTCTACATTATCCAACACGGCGACGCGCTGAATCTGATTGATATAGTCCATGACGGCGGACTTCAAATCATCCGCCGCCTGAGATCCGGCGGCGGGTAACTCCGCGCCCTCTTTCGCCGTCAAGAGCAAGCCTTTATAGACCGCCAGCCATGCCGCCTCCGCGCCTCCGCCCGTTACTTTTTCAATATCATATAGGCGGTTGATAATCGCCTTCATGCCCGGCGTCCCGAACGCCCGCGATCCCATGCGGTCGTGCGCGATATGGATTACACGCGAATAATGGACACGACTCCCGCCCGTCACATCGAACACGGGTCCGCCGTTGTTCGGGTCTGTCCATGTGATGTTATAGTATTCGGGCATTCCGAAGAGGGGACTCTTTATATCCGTGATATAGGAGTCAACCGCGGCTTGTCGTTCATCCAGTGGTTGTAGAAAAGCCAACGCGCCATTCTCCGCCGGCTGTTCCAGATCGTCCCCCGCCGCGCCAAGTAGAACGATGGCATAGCGGCTATACCCGCACATAATATCGGCGTCTCGGAACGCGGTTGTGACGGGGAGTCTTTCCAATAACTCCGCCCATCCCTTAACAAAGGGACTCGCGCTATCGTCGAGATTATCCGACCTCGAATCCCCGTCAATAAGGATCGGATCGGTACTCCAAACGTCATTCGGCAAAATGGATACCAGCCGATTCGCCAGCCCTTGCCTATCGAATAAGCCCTTGTAATCATCATAGCCGGGGTTTTGTGGGTAGCCGAAGGTTTTATATAGATCGCGCTCCCCGTTGAATTGTGTCCCTAGTCTGGAAGATAACGCGGCGCGTGAGATCGTCGCCTGAATAAACGCCCTATCCGCCCGGTTGAGTTTGAGTCCGCCCGAAGGTCGGCGGGGAGTGCCAGTCTTTGCCGGCTTGTTTGTTTTCATATCGTCACCTATAACGCTCTTACCTGCGGCTTATTGCGTAAATCATTCCAGCACCAAAACCAACTATCGGCAAGATCGAGCGGCTCTTTCGGGAATCGCCATAAGGCTTTTTCAATCATCGGGTGAGTCCCGTTCATGTGTAGCACCATGCCGCGCTCGTAATCTGCCAGCATTTTAGAATTGCGCTCTACCTTCGATCCGTATGCCCTGCCGGTTGTTTCATCCGTGCCGCCGGCTTTACGGGAGGTGAACGCGGGGAAGATGAGGCGATTATACCTCTCTGCCGACATTTGTGTTTTGAGTCTTTTCTTTATCTTTTCTAACGATCTCAGATATACGCTCTTCCACGTATCCCCGCCTTGATCCGTTTCAACGCCGACATGAGTCGCCCGTACTTCCATTGCCTTTAGAATCCCGCGCTCTAGGACATCTTCGGGCGAGGTGATCCCCTCCCACCAATACAAGCCAATGACTTTGCCGGCGCGTGTAATCCCTCCCGCGCTAATCCCCATTGAATCGGATTGCTCTGTGCTGGACACCGCCGGGTCTATCCAGACGGCGGTACGCACGAATTCGGGGAGGGCAGTGTAATCAATGTGCTGGAATTGCACCTCGCGCCATGCGCCCGCGCCCCGGTCTACATCGTGTTGAGACTCCTGCATAAACGCGGAGTAGCCCCATGTGGATATTTGACTCTGGCACGTCGCCAAATCCTGCCCCGCCCATGTCGGCTCGCCGCCTTGAATCGTGTACTTGCCCTGTACCTGCGAGACGATCAGGTTATTCACCGCCGGGTACGGTCCAGACAGGATTTTATCGGTAAGGAAGTCCGCCCGATTGTCCGCCAAGCGCGAGGCGATGGAGTCGGCATGGATGAGGTTTTGAATGAATAGAACCGCGCAGTCTTTCGAGCCGGCGGGGAGGATGGATTGAGTCAATATCTTTATTTTTTTTAGGGTACTCTTGACACTATCAAACAACTCATCCACGTCATCGATCACGATTAAGTCAGGACGTTGATCGTCTATCTTCGCGCCTCTCGCGCCTGTGTCCATGCCTAGCGCGTCTATCGTGAATCCGCTTGCCGTGCGGAGTCTCTGCCGACGCCAGCCCTTCGAGAACCCGTATTTATTCAATGCCCTATCGGATAATTCGGGGTAGTATTTTGCCGTCTCGGAATCTTCCAGCATTGCCCCGATGGTATCCACGTGTTGATCGGCTTTATCCTGTGTCGAAGAGACGTACCACGCATATCGCCGTACTTTTTTTGCGGCGAGTCGGATCGCGGCGGCTTCGGCATTCGTGCTATTATGTGTTACAAGACCATTTGTTATCATATTATGATTATTCATTACCTCAATATCAAATGTCTCTTCGGTCCCAGCGTCATTTTCGATAGACACGATCCTATCCCAAAATACATCATCTTCTTCTAGTTTCAACCAGCGATGCAGTGGAAATAAAGACATGGCTCGGCGAAGTTTTCCCCTTGTGACATCATAAGCAGAATTTCCCAACTTCATTCCGCTTATATTGCGTATTTTTCGATTCAAACCTCTTGGCAATCCCTGCATGGCTTCACAAGGGTAAACGTCCAGAAGGCTATATTTTGTTTTACATCCCCCAAGACTTTGACGCAATTTATCCCCCTTCAACAAAAGTGAAAGACGGTTTGAACAAAGTTCTGCATATTCACTGTCTACCGCCACCGTCCACGCGCCAGCGTGTTTATTTTTCTTTTCATATACAACAGTTAGAACTCCTAATTGCATGAAGATATATTGTAGATCAACAATCATTTCACGATTAGCAAGCGTGATTCCTAATCTTCCACGCTCCAAAGTTACCCATCCATCAGTATCTATAAACGCAGATAAAAATAACCACTTCTGCCGTTCTGTCAATCCAAATACCCATTCGGGTATTCTTTTATTAATGGATAATTTTCCATCGAGTCGATTCTTCCTTACCCATTCGGACGCGCCTCTGACATAATACCCATACCGACCAGAAGGTCTTATCGAAAAACCTAACGACTCGGCGCAATATTTAAAATCATTGATAATGACGCCATCTGAATTCGTCCAAAGGCATGATGATTTTCCGCTCGTTCCTCCCTCTGCCAATATATAAGCCGTAAATCTAACCTCTTCGTCTGTTTTGTCGAATATATATGGATTGATAGGAACGCGGCGCGGGGATGCAATCCTATCGTATATCGTCAACTCGCCGGCAGTTTTCCAGCCGCAATAGGTTAATATGAGATGTTCGCTGGTTAGCCGGATGGATTTTTTCGCTTTGGTTTTTATCCGCATGACCTGCTTTTTTCCTGAATAGTATTTTTTTGAAACGGCATCCGAGACAAACCTCCCTTCGCTTTCGGAATAAGAGATGATTTTATCTCCGACGCGCACATCCTTAATTGGTTTTCTCAGTCCGCTTGACAACATTATTTCAGTATCGGCTGAAAGACACTTTCCGCCGCCGCGTCCCCATATCGCTACGAAGGGAGTCGGGCGTTTATCCTTTTCCACCGACTCGACCCATCCCCAAAAATCCTCATGCCGACGGGCAAAAGGCGCGGAGAAGTAATGCGGGAAGATGGTGGACAACCATTCATTCCACTGTGCGGGAGCGTTTAGGATTATGCCTTCGCGTTTGCGCCGGCGTCTTTCCTCTTCGGCGGCAAGGGCAAGATCGAAACTCATTTTTGTTTGGCTTTATTCTCTTTGACTATCTTTGCGGCGTCCTTCAATAATTCTCCTAAAATTCCCAAACCGCTTTCCCCTTTTCGCAAACGCTCTACTTGACCATCGGTTAATAGGTCTAAATTTGAACTGATAAAATTTTCAATCTCTGAATTTACAATAACTTCGTCGGCTACTTTGCCGACCCCATATTGCACGACTTCGCGTTGTTTGGCGACATCGTTGCTTGCCAGCCAGTCTCGGAATAATTTTTCCAAACGGCTCATTGTTACAGTTTTCTTGTTATGTATATCATCCACTCGTTCGGCGAGGATAATTTGCGCCAATTCTCGAACCTCTGTTTTGACTTGCGAGAATCCACGATTCTGACCGGAGCGATTAATCCGCGCGTCTATAAACCCGGTTGCAGGATCGTTTTTCTTGAACGGTCTGCCATGCCCGCCCTTTTTCTTTTTTTTTGCATCGCTGGTTTTCGCTGGTTTACTGTCTTTCATCCCTGCAATCCCTTCACGATCTCCAAGTAATATTCCGGCAAGACGAAGTTTCGCGCCGGCTCTCCGATCCCGCCAGTCCCGCCCTTGACGAACAGGATCGCATTCTGCCGATACCATAACTCAATCTCTGAATTCCCTCGAATAGCGGGTAACATAACGCCAGTATACCCCCGCGCCTTGAATAAATCCATCCAATAGCCCTGCCACTGTTCGTTGATATGTCCGTTCCCGCCCTGATGGGGGATCGCGGCGGAGAATAGCACAGTATCCGAAAGAGAGCAAAGGTATTCCACCAACGGCGCGGCGCGTGTCGGCTTTAGATGCTCTGCCACTTCCAAGCACAACGCCAGATCAAACCGCCGCTCGAACTTCGGGAACTCTCGATTCAAATTCGCCTCGATGAAGCGACTACGGGGGATGATTAGATCGTCCATCTTGACACGATAATCCACGCCGATATAGTCCTCATGCCCGTTATTCCACTCCCCGACTCCGCACCCTATGTCTATCACAGAGGACGGGAAAATCCCCGCCTCCCGTAATTCTTGCATCACCAACCGCGCCGAACGGATCGCGCCCGCAGATATATCCTCATAGTAGACCGTCGAATAGATATTCCCGCGCCATTCCCACCGTTCGACATATCCGCGCAATTCCACATCGCTCAGGGAGCGGATATACTCCAACTCCGCCTGATTCGCGGCAAAGAGGGGATTACGAGGCGAGGAGTTATCTCCGACAAAATGATTCAGGTGAAACAAGCACCCATTCACGCGGCGAATATCGTACCCTAGCCGGCTAAATCGCTCATACCGCTCGACATCCTCGGGACCGAATGAGATCATCTTTTCGTTTTCCATCCCGCCGTCAACGAAGGAATCCTTATCAAACATCACCGCCCCGCCGACGCTAAAGTGATCCGCCTCCCGTCCCTTGAACGCCTCCCCGCGCACGACTCCAATATCCCGCGCCCCATTCAACATTTCATAATACGGGTTGCGCGGCATACGGGCGAACGGTCCGCCATAGGGAAAGACCATATCCGCGCCCTTGCGTAACTCCTCGACTGCCATATACAACTGGATCGGCGGAATCATCACGTCACAATCCCAATTGACCACGAAGCGCGTCCGCGCCTCTTTTGCCATGTCGTTCAACATCTTCGTTCGATGAAAGTGCGGCAGATCAAAATTCATATACTCGACCCACTGCCCCGCGCCCTCGAACGTCCTGCCGCCCTGTTCGCCGACGATGATATGCGTATTCAACTCGGACAATAACAGGTACAGGCACAGATCGAAATTTTCCTTGCGGGTAGGGTGATCGTAAAATACAGGGATGGTAAAAGTCGTGTCTCGCAGATCAAGTTTATAGTCCGGCTTGTGATGGTTGATCCATCGCGCCGGGCGGTAGGACTCGGAGGAGTGTTTGCGCTGTAACGCGCCGGCAAACATATACCCGCTATGGATTACTTTGCTGTATTCCTTTTCTCCGAACCACGCGGTAAACCAGCCAAAGGACGAATTCGAGATAATGAAGTGATTGCACAGAGAACCCAACGCCATGTCCTCAATATCCAGATTCCCCTCGGCATAGGTCACGTCCGGCAGACTCCCGAAATGCACCTTGCAATACTCTATATCATCGCTTATCACGAGCAAATTGAATTCCCGCCAATTCGGGAAGTGGGCGAGCAGGGCATCGAAGTAAAAGGTGATCGGCAATTGATAATAATTCGGGTTGCCGACATAATCCCCGCGCCGTACCTGTATGCAGATCGTTTGTTTCTCGAAGAGGGAGGCATATTTTGTTTGCATCTTTTCGAGCAGGGCGTCGGCAAATCTCAAACGGAACGAGCCGAAGTATTGCTCGCTCTGCATGTATCCCAACAGATCGGCATCTTGCGGAATCTCCCATTCGTGATGTTTGAATTCACGTTCCTTGACTTGAAACTCCGCAACCATTTCCCCATGCGGTAGGGGAGTCGAAAAGAACCGCTCATATTCCCATTCAGGAAATACGGCTTGCGCTCCGAGTCGCTCCGCAATCCCCATGAGGGAGTGAACCTGAAACAATTGATTCCCAAGCCTCCCGTACTTCCCCAACTGTGAAAAGGATAATTTCTTTACCACGTCAATACCTTGTTATCGGGATGAAGCGAGGGAATTTCGTAGACCTCACGACATGGAAACGGGACTTCTTTCGTCGCTCCCGAATGAGGATTCCAAACGACCAGCCCGTGCTTGCAGTGGTTGATTACATGCTCGACGTACCACGCCTTTGTCTCATCGTCGAACTCTCCCAACGCATACAGGGATACGCAAAACTCATGCCTCAATTCCTGCTGGAGTCGCAGTCCCGTTTGATTTTCCACTTCCCGCAGATAGGCATATTGGAACGAGCGGACTTCGAGCAGGTCATAAATATAATATTCGCCCTTGAATCCCATTGCCCGAAACGTGGCGAATAACTGTCCTGATCCGCCGCCGATCTCCACAATGGAGGTCGGCTTTTCCTGCAAGACCTTTTGCGCGTAATACGCCATGCGAATCGCCACGCCGGACAGGGAATCGAATGCCGAACGCCCGATATTATCTATCCGTTCAAGCAAATAATACGGCTCTGGCAATCCGTAATTTGAAACGGCATAATACCGATCCACCTCCCCTAACATCCGCTTGACCATCGGGTGATCTTTGAAATTCAAAACAGTGGATTCTTGTAACGCCCGAATCCATTGATCGTACTCGTTTTCCAGCCATTGCTTATACGGATACATAGAGATCGTCCAGCATAATGGATTTATACAACTTGTACCCCTGTGGTAGCAATACGTCGGCGATCCTCTGCCGCGCCGTCTCGGATAGATTATGCTCGACGCAAATCATCCCGAAGGAATACCGCATAAAGTCCACGCTTTCCAATATTTCCGCCTCGCATCCCTCCGTGTCCAGCGAGAGAAAATCCACATGCGCGGGGACGGAATACAGTCGGCACAATTCATCGAAGGGGATAGTCGGAATATCCATTTCCTCATAATTGCAGAACTCGCTGATAACATGCCAGTGAGCAGACAGGGAATCTTTGAATCCCGACAAATAGGATACATCCCCGCCATGCCGCCGATCTATACTCACCTTGATAAACTTCCGTGTGCCGCCCTTCGCGCTTACCGCGTGATTCGCAACTACACAGGCGCGACTCTCGAAACCTCGCGGGAACGGGTCCGCGCAGACGCCGCGCCAGCCGCGCTCTTTTTCCAGCCATGCCGTTTGAGAGATATGTAACCCATCCCAACAGCCGATCTCTAGGAAAAATCCGGGCGCGGTAAAGTATTCATCCAAATACTCTTCAATGCCCATCTGCGAAGTATAGGTCATGGGAGTCCGTCCAAGTAGTCCAATAATATACTCACCGCCCGTTGTGTCGCGCTTCCCAAGTAAGGGTATAGATCGCTGATCGCCTTGCGTCTTTGCGCGACTCGGATCGTGGCATAATCTTCAATCGTCAAGTCAATCATCGCCGGCAGAGAGGCGGCATTCTCCACTTGAATCCCTATGTCGGAATAATCCCAAAAACGAATCCCAAAATGAACATCCCGCCGAAACCATGCGGCGTTGAGAACCACAACGGGTTTGCCGGTCACAAGGAACTCATACAGGGCGGAGGAGAGATCGTTGAGTAGCACGTCTGCCCGTTGTAGCACCTCGCGGAAATCCTCGACGAATTCGATCCCCACTCGTTCGTATGCGCCTTGCAGGAATTCTTTTGCCAGCGGATGAGCGTAGCCGATGAGATTATATCTCTCATTCAACGCCGGCAAAATCTCTTCGTATGCCTCGAACGCGCTCCCCGATTCAGGCGGTTGCGCTCCGCGATCTCCCCAGTGAAACCCGATAGCAATGACTGGATTCGAGGACTTTTCAGTAGCGGGGAAGTAGCCGGCGAAATCATCCATCTTCGGAGTGCCGACCACCTCGACTCGCGTATCCCTAACCTTCCGCATCCTTCGCGCTGTGTATTCATTCGGCGCGAGGAAGAGCGAGACATAATCACGCGCCCCGCCGCGCCCATCTGGATACGCGGCAGTCCCGAACCCATGCCCGATACCATGCTCGATATGAATGATTCTTTCCCGCCCTCCCTTATGGGCGCGGAGTATATCGCCGTGCGAGGAAACGATAATCGGATTGTCCGCCATAGGCAGATCGCCGTCGAATACGGTTGCTTCTTTCAATTCTTTTACGGCATAGTCGGCAGTTTTTTCCGTCGTGTAAAACACCCCGCGCCGCTCTGCGGGGAAATGATTCCAGAGCGGCGCAAGGTGATCTATATGATTCGTGTAACGCGCAAAGAAGTCCAGCCTCATGGGTATTAGTCAAGCCTTTTGATTTCCAATTCAGGGAACGCGGTCGCCATGCGCTCCAATGCCACCGCGACATATTTGGGCGCGATCTCGATGGCGCGTCCCTTGCGCCCTCGTGGACATGCGCGGGTTATCCGTCCATGCCACGATCTGACCCAAACGGATTTGTACGGGAGTCCAAACTAAATCGGTCATCGCCATACCCTCAACATCACATTGTTCATGCCGCCATTGTACCACCG